CAAGTGGAATCAGCCTGTCAGGGCCAAGTCCGGATGGTTTCGTCCACATGTCGTTTTGGCGAGAAGGGCTGCGCTTGGTAGAAGAGAGCTTCATGCAGGAGCTGTTTGAGCAAAACGGCATCCAAGTGGCAAAAATGAAGCCAGACGGTAGTTCTACGGAACACTTCCGCGAAGACGTTGCCACTATCGTTGTGCCCGTCCCGAAATTTGATGAGTTTTGCGAAGCGATGTGCAAGATGAGGGATGGCATCAAGCTTGCGATCGATGCTCGCGATGCAGCAATAGCACAAGATACGACGGCGCCTTAACGGTGGCGGGCGTAGAGAAGGCAGGTGAGCTGAGTTTCATCGTTCAGCCGCCGGCAGCGATTGTCTCTTCATCTCCAGATGGTGTGAGAACAGTCGTTGTTAGAATCGGGCCTAGTGCACCGGTGCTGAAAACGATCGAAACGCCGGT